CAGCCGGTATCGGTGTTCAGGATGCCCAGCACGTTAACGGGCGTACCGGCAGCCACAAAGGTCTGTGCGGTGTTATTATATGCGTTCTGTGCACTTTTATAGTGTGCGTTTTTCAGTTTAGAATTGCAAGCCATAATTATAATTCCTTTCTTAATTAAATACTAATAATGCCCGTGCAGCGTTTACCACACGGGCTAACGCTGTTAAAGCGGATAATCATTTAGGGTTATGCGCAGCAACCGCCGCCGCAAAACGGGGACATACCGGCGTTGTAGGTATAGCCGTTAGGATAGCGAACCACGCCATACATACGGTTATCCATTTCAAGGCTGGCAATACGCGCCGACTGTTCGGCAATACGCTGTTCAAGCTGCGACTTTTCCAGCGCTGCAAACTTTGCTTCAAGATTTGCGTTCACGCCGTCAATCGCTCTCTGTGTGTTGCAGCAGCATTCCGCAAGCTGTGCCTGGATGCTGTTGCCGGTCTGCATAATGGTCATGTTTGTGCCATTCTGAGCAAGCGCCATCTCTTTACCGAGCTGGCCGATGCTGCCCTGCACATCGTAACCAAGACTGCAAATGCCGTTGCCGATACTGGTAAGGCGATCATTAAGCTGGCCAAACTGCTGGCCGTAAAGGATCTCCTGCTGTGATGCAGCGGTTGCATACTGGCCGTAATCACCGGCGCGATTAAAGCCGCCGAACATCATAAAGAACAGGAACAGTACAACCACAAGCAGCAAACCGCCACTGCCAAAGCCGAAACCGTCGTTATCTTTGTTGCCTACAACGGATGCAAGATCGGATAAACTGTAATTATCCATCGTTTTTCTCCTTTCGTAGATTTTTTATAATAAACCGTGTCGACCCGGCCTATTTCAGAAACTGCATGAAGAATTTTGCTTGTTCTTTTAATTCTTCAAATTGTTCTTTCGTCATTCGCCCCGATGTTAGAAGCTTTTCGATTTCCGCGCCTGCTTTTTCGGGTGTCATGCCCTGCGCGAATTTGCGAAATTCAGCTATCATTGCAATAGGGTTATTCGGCATTCGCTTTCCCACGCTTTGCCCTAACATCTGCATCATCGGATTTGCCATTTAATATGTCCTCCAGTCGCTTTATTCTGATTTCAAGATCATTCACGTTTACTTCGGGCGCTGGATGATAAGGCGCGATGGAATACGGCGTTATCGTCGGATAGCCTGCGCCGTCAGTCGTTTTTAGCCACACTATAGGATCGTTTTCATCCAGCAGCAACACCGAGCTGTCAGCGGCCATCCTAAACGCGTCAGCGCCGTTTCTGCCGTTTACTTTGATAACTTGGCATCTTTGCGGCATCTGCGCTCCTGTGCCCATCTGTGGCGTGTAGGGCGGTGCATATCCATAGCCGTTTCCGTAACCGTACATTCCGTTCATGGGTTAACCCCCTTTATTTTTTCTGCCTAAATCATCGCATAAAAAAAGCCCCGTAACGTGTCAGTTACAGGGCGATAATGTGTCATAAAAAAAGAGGGTAACGCATAATGCGCTACCCTTTAACTATGTCCGCTATTTTGTTTTTGATGCTGCGTATACGCCGGTTGATCGTTTCAACACTGCAATGCCGCCGGTCGGCTATTTCGATGATGGATAATCCGTCGGCGCGTAGATTAAGTATCGTCTTTTCTTCAAGCGTAAAGCCGCATTCAGCTATCAGCCGTTCGCGCAATGCCGTCGGAAATTGCAGCTTGCATTTTCGCTTTGGCTGCGCTATTTCTTTCAAGGCTTCCATTGTCACCGCCTATCAAAGCTTCATAGATGATATCGGCAAGGTTTGCCGATGCTTCGTCAATGCCGTTTATCCGGCAAAATTCTTTGATGGTTGCAGTCATCAAACAGCCTCCGTTTATGGTTTACAAGGGATTACTTATCACACTTCGGCTTATCGTACTCCATAGCCTGCTTGCTGTCGCTGACTCCGGCGGTCGTCGGGTCTGTGACTACGCCGAGAATGGTAAGCACCGCGAACAGCGCGTTTACAACGGCCAGCAGCTTGTCGCCCAGCGCGTCAAGCTTGAGATCGATGCCGAACACCGCCGCCACTACCTGAATAAGCAGCAGCAGCGCCGGGATGAGCGCAAGCCAAAAGGTTTTGTTTTTAATGCGTACAGTCCAGTTGATTTTCATAAATGTGCCTCCTGTTAATGATGATGATTTTTCATGTCTTCTTCAAGATCGCTTATGCGATGGTTGATTACCTTAATCTGTTCCTCTACCACAGGCATACGCTTTGCAAACTTGTTGTGCTCCCTGACCTCTCGTGTCAGCTCGATCACCTTTGTTTCCATTACCGCCTGAGATTTGTTATTGCTGATAAGTACGCCGATAAGCGTCAGCACGCCGGTTATGATAGCTACGACTACACTTTCAACCATTATTTTTTAATTATCCTCTCGCAAAAAATTATCGTCCTGAGCATGTCCTCGGTCAGGTCAACCACGCCGTCGCCCTTGCCCTGAATAACGCCGTCGGCCATAAGCTTCTTCACTGTGTCGCGGTAAAACCCTTCGGGAACGTCGTTGACCGTTTTCCATCTTTCCATATCCTCATCCTCCGTTTTCTGTGTGTATTTCGGTCTGCCGAAGCCGTAGACCGTGCCGCTGTTAAGGCTGTGCCTGACGCGCTGGACGCTATTTTGATAGTTGCCCTCGATGGTCACGAACGTGCTGCCATTAACTCTTTCAACAATGCCTGTGTGGCACGGAAGGCCATCGCGCGTGTCTTTCTGGAAATACTGGTCGCCGACTTCGGGCTTGGTGTAAAGCCTTGCCTGAGCCGCGTAGTACTTCGCCCAGCTCACGCAGCTTGCGCCGTATGGCCCGGTAAGGCACAGAACATCCTTTGCCTCGCTCCCGGCAATGCGCCAGAAGCACCACGCTACAAAGCTTGTGCACCACTCATAGCCGTTTTTCGGCGTGTTCCAGAACTTTGCCTTATCAAGCTCGGCCTGAAACATCGTGAAGTTGCCGCGCCCGGCGTTATCTGTGAAGCTGTATAGGTCTTTATTCGATGCCTTTTCCTTGTAGCCTATGTACTTTGCAGCTAACGTGAGCACCTGTTTCGGGGTTATGTTCATGGTTGAAAAATCACCGTCCTTTATTATCTCGGTGGGCATTTTTTATTTTACCCATCTCGCGCCCTACGAGACGATCTTCAATTTGTGGCGGTTGTAAATCTTCAAGGATAGCTATTCTTTTTTTGGGGCTTGTGCTGTCTATCTAAACTGAGCCGCCGCAGTTTTCTTTTTGCAAGCCGCCTATTTATAAGCCCCCGAACGGCAGGGGGCAGTATTGCAAACGGCATTAATGCCGGTCACAAGCTACGCATCCTCCCATGCGCTCGGCAGCGCCGATGCATCGTGTACAACATTATCCTGCAAGCACCTGTGTACCTTGCCGGAAGCGTCCTTGTAGCATTCGCCGGTCATGTACATGCCGCTCGTTCCGAGAGGGGCTACCCATGCTTTAGCCTTTGCAGGGTCTTTCGTGTGGCACAGTCCCCACAGCGCGCACAGGGTGGACGGTCTGCCGCTGTAGTTTGCCGCGTTGTGGGGCTGGATAAGCTTCCACACCTGACCCTCGTCAGCTACCGGCGTTCCCACAGGACATGCGCTGTAGTCCTTCGTCGCGTCGAAATCCGGCACGGCGATTTCCGCGGCTATGATCTCGGTGCCCGTCATGGTGTTCGCCTTTGTTCGCAGGGCTGCGGCATCGTCTGCGCCTTTTTCCTTCATTTTTTCGATTGCTTCATCCTTAGTCATATACTGTTGACCCCCTCTCTATAGGCTGCGTCGAGTGCCGCCGGAGTTATTGCGTCTGCAATCTCAGCTCTCATGTCCTGCACTGCGCTTGCGCGGTCGTTAACTTCAAGAATTCTGCCGGTCTGTATCCAATCAGCGAGATTATTCTCAATTTCCTGCTGTAATCCATCACGCTGCTTAACGTGAAATACGTACTCGTCGTATTCATACAGCGGCGCGGCGTTTTCATCATCTGTCGGGGTAATGTCCTTGACGTTTTCGCGCACCCTGACCTCGGCATAACCCGGCGTAGGCCAGTAGCTTTCAACCGTTACAGCTGCCGGAAATCCATTTCCTTGTACTCTCATTGTGCCACCTCCTTATTGCGGTACATAGAGTAGGCGTGAGCCATATTGACACGCACCTGCCTGGGAGCTACTGTATTGGTCTGCTGAGCCTATACTTAGCGCAAATAAACCAGCATTGTCTCCATCTATAGCTGCGCCTCCATACGCTATGCTGGTAGTATTTGAGCCACGCACCGGATCTCCGTCTGCATAATCGCATGTATAAGTACTTGAGCTACCTGTTTGCGTGGCAGACTCTGCTAACATAATATATGGGTAGCTCTCGTCTAGCCCCAAACTTACAATATATTTATTAAAGGTCGGGAGTATTTCAAGAGTAGTTGTAGTAGTTCCAGATGCATTTAGGGCGTAGCGTATTTTTGAAGAGACTTCTGTTCGTGTCAAGTTACTTAGAAACTCAAACACTTGGCCCCACAAGCCCTCAATGCCACGCCAAACCACATCAACTTTATTGGATGTTCCGGAAGGTCTGCCTGTAAGACCAGGTATAGCATCGCATGATCCAGTCTGTATAGGATTGTTAGTACTATATACCTGGCCGGTGTATCCAGCACCTATAACACTTTGGACGTCGTAGGTAGCATACTCAACCAGTATTAGCATCTGAATAGCAGATAGAGCCTCAATAGACATTATAGACCAGCCTGCGCCCTTATCCCCAGCGTTGGTAATATGCCAGCTCCTAGTTTTTGCTGTAGTAACAGAAGCACCAGATGCAGATGTTACTGTAGAGCCTCCTGATGTAATGTATGCTCCTACGTATATAAACTCACTAGTAGTAAATGCTGGATGGAGATCGAACCCAGACTCACTCTTATCAGAGATTTGTATATACTCTATGTCATTCAAAATGTAGCGGCGATACCAAAATTTGGGAATCTTAACCATTACGTCGCCCGTAGATAGAGTCGTTCGTGTAATCTCGCTCCATGGATAGAGAGTATCGAAATCACTATACCCGGATTGAGTTCCTAGAGCCGCGGTAGCAACAAGGCCCTCTGCATCGTCTGTTCTAGCCCAGTTTGGCGTGGAGACTGATCTATCTCGACTAATACCGTAAATACGAAATGTGAATACCTCTACTGCGTAGAGAGCTCCATCTGACACAACTGCTACGGGTTTAGTTGCAGACGCACTAGCCTGAGTCACTGATACTACCCACGTGCCTCTAACAGTTACTTTAAAGACAGCTGTACCTGACGTGTCTGATGCAGTTAGCGTTCTACCACCATTTGAGCAAGTACAGATTGCCCCGGCATTATAAGTTACCTGAATAATTGCAGCGAACGACGAGCCTCCGCCTGCGTGATTGATGAGAGGCATTACAAATCCCTCCTTATGATAATGGTTACAGGAATATCTATAGTCGGGACATAACCCAGCGCAACAAGCTGTATGCTGCCTGTTGCCTGTGTGCCGCCAACTATCATTGCACTCGAAAGCGCTTCCATTTGCGCCTGCGTTATGCCGTTGTTTTCTCGCGGCAGAAGCTCGACCGCTGATGTTGCAGTGATGTTGGAGTTGCTGACGGTGTATTTCTTTGCCGTACTCCAGCTCGACGCATACAGCGTGGTGTTCACTTTCGTCGACCGCCCGGCGGAATACACCTCCCACGTATACCCCGTAGCCGCCGCCCCTGTGCAGTGATAAACAAGCTTTGCCGCCGTGTCGATGTACTCCTGCCCGACTACGCCGACGGTTGAGGTCGTCGGCGGCGCGGTGCCGATGATGGGGACGGGCGCTTTTTTGCCAAGTTCGATGCGGATATCGTTATGCGCGTTTGTGCTTGTGTTGTGTGCGCTTACCGCCGCTTCTGCTGCGCCTTTTTCTTCGTAGATGTCCGCTAAATCCGGCAGCAGACTGTCTGATAGTTTGCCGTCTTCGCCGACAACAGGCCGTTTTTTCAATTCCTCGTCGATGATATCGGCGTTGCCGTTTAAATCGGCAATATTGATGAAATCACTGTCAGCCGGTTTTTTCAGATTGTAATTGGTGGTATATGTAGCCATCAGGCAGATACCTCCTCTTTAAGATTTTGCCATGTCTTAGTTTTCACGCTGCCCCAGGTCTTTGTTTTCGCGCTGCCCCAAATGTTATAAAGCAAGCTTACGGAAAAGGTCATATTGTACGGCAGCATGCGCTCAAGCGTCTCGCGTATCACGTTTTCCTGCTTCTTTACGCCCAGCGCGACTTTTACATCAACGTTGAATTTTGAAGTTGTGATAGTAAGCACATAGCCGCCCTTGCCGCACAGCGTTTCAAGCCAGTTTTTCAGGCTGCGCCGCGTGTAGGGTACGTTTTCGGTGTACAGGCTTTGCAGCCTGAAACGCCTGTCATCGAGCGTATCGGACGCATACGGCGATATGCCAAGCATACTTTCTCGCCGCGCTATGCCGTCTTCGGTAGCTGTTTGTATAAACTGATCGTTCATGCAGGCTTCGGCGGCATCCCACAGGGCTTGTATCTCCGGCGTTTCCGTATCCATAACGGCGCGGATTTCCGCAACGTCCTTCAAAACGCCGGGCAGATATTCTTTCAGATCGATAGTGCGTAGATTATTAAAGTTGCGCATTGCTGAAAAGCCCCCTGACTGCTACAGCGTCCTTATCCAGCGTTAAATTACTGGTTTGATTGTTTATCTTCGTGCCGGTGATATCCACGATGCCGGGAACGGCAAGCAGCCGCGCTTCTATCTGCGCTATGCGGACTATCAGGTTGCTTTCCTGCGTCCACGTTGCATTAAGCTCTGAATAGTATTTATCCAGCGTCGCTTCAATGTAAGGTTCACATTCGGATAAATTCCAGCCGCTTTGAAATGTCAGCGTGGTAAAGATGTTTATCGTCGTCCCCGTCGCACCGACGACGGTGACTTCATGATCGATGGGCGCAAGCCCCATGCCGTCGCCGCTGTTCTGCGTGGGGTCTATAGTCGTTTGCACGGTGCTTACAAGCGCCGTAGACGGCGGTTGATAGTTGCTGTCGGTGATAACAAGCTTTACTGTTCCTGCGCCGTTCCACGCCCTGTAGGGCTTACAGCCGCCCACGCCGGGCAACGCTTCGGTAACGTCGATGTACTGGCTTCGGTTAAAGCCGTATGCCTGATTGCTGAAGCTATTCAGATATCGTGTGCGCAGTGCGTCGGTGCTTTCCTCATCCTCGCCGTTTATGCTGATGCTTGTCAGCGCCGCCGCCGTCAGGCCGTCGATATAGTCAATGGGTATCAGCTGGCCTAAATAGTTGCCGGGGTCTGCACCTGCCGTTTCACAGGTAAGATAGAATTTGTTATCTTCGATCTTTTCGGTAACAGCCCAGTTGTATTTATCGCAGCTAAAACGCGCACCGATGGGCACGTTCATATTGAACACGCCCACGCCGACCGCGTATGTTGCAGGTAGCGGCGCTATTCCGCGTTCCGCACAGCGCTTTATAAGGTATTCGCGGCTTGCGGTATCGGCAAACGTTTCGTTTAGAACGCTGTCTAACGCGATATACAGCATTGCGCTTTCAAGCGAATTCGGCGCAAGGGCGTCGTAGATTATCGAACCCTCGCGCTTGTCCAAATACGACGCGACGCGTGCAAGCTTTTCCTGCAATATCGCTTCATAGGTTTTATCTTCGTACATCCGTAGTCACCTCCGTTTCGCCAAAAACGCTATGCACGGTAAATATCACATGCACAGCGTTCTTTTTTGTTTCAAATTTGAAATTATCAACCGCCGTTATGCGGTCGTCCTGTAACAGCGCATCGCTTATGCGGCGCTTGATTTCCGATAAAACGTATTCCTTCGGCTGGCCTATAAAGCCGTCAAGTTCCGCGCCGTAGTTCCATGAATAAATCAGGTGCGCAAAACGTTCTGTGCTTAAAGCCAAATACACGGCCTGTTTTACCGCTTCAAGGCCGTCCACCTTGCCGCGTATTCGCCCGTTCTCGGCATCAAGCGCGTAAGTCAATGACGGCTGTGTTTCGTCTTCCAGCGTTAATAGTTCATCGTCAACAACGGGTATCATGCCGGTGTCACCACCCTGTCTAAAATAATGAATTTCTGTCCGCCGTCGGCGCGTAGCAGTATGACGCGTTCGCCCGTTTTCAGACCATAGTGCAGCTTGTATTTTTTCCTTTCGCCGCTCTCCGGCGTGATATATACCGAGTGATCGCGCACGGCGTTTGTAAGCATCAATTGTGCCGCCGTCAGCTCAAGCTTTTGATCTATCTGCACTTTAAGCGGCGATACGCTGTTTACAGTGCCCAGCACGAGCGCAAACGGCTTTGATGCTCTAACCGCCTCCACCGCTGCGCGTTTTACGTCGTTCAGAAACGGTGCAAAATCAGCTGACAAATTGTCCACCTCTCAATTTCAAGTCCATTAGGTGCTGCCCGTTCGTGAAATTGTGCGTCACACTCTCAACCATAAGATAGCTTTGCACGTTGATATCGCCAAGCCCCAGTTTTACAATGACGCTTGAGCCGCCGCGCACACGGATATCACCAAGCGCGTTTGATACGGATAACGTGCGTGTCAGCGAATTATACAGCTTTAACAGCGCTTCGGCCTTTGCTGCGCCCGATGTGGATAATTCAACGCTGTCGGTGTATTGCAGCAAGCCCCAGCGGTTTATGTTCGCACTATCCTTTGCAATGAATACTTCGCGCTTGCCGCTGTCCTGATTTTCAAACGTTATCTTGATTTGATTGTACGTCTGATCGTCGATTGATGTGGTATACGAATAATCGCCGATAGTATCAGCGTCTATCAGCAAATCAAGCTTCATGCTCTCGATGTTCTTTAGCGTCAGCTTTCCCACATCGTCGTACAGTACATACAGCTTTGTTTTTGCCTGTAGCGTTTCATCAAGCGCGTTTTGTACGATATCGAACAGCGTACTATCATCTTCGGTGCGTGAACCGATAACATATCCCGTATCTTCAAGCGTTCCGACTTTTAAATTAAAGTCATCGGCTATCATGCGGATTACTTCGTTTGCCTTTTTGTTGGAATAAACGTAGGTATCTTTATTTTTGAAGTATCGCAGCTGATCGTATGCGGTAACTTCAATCACATTCGGCGACGTACCCGAACGGCTTTTTTTAAATACAAAGCCATAGAACAGATCAACACCGTCAATTGTCAACTTTACCGGGTTGCCTTCGGCAAAGGATATCACATCGTCCTTTACAACGGAAAATGTCAGCTTGCCGGGCATTCCCTTGCGTTCCCACGTAAGCTTTACGTCTTCGGCAACAATGGGATAATAGATGGTGCTGTCACGCTGTATCAAAATGTCAACTTTCACGGGATAGTCAACACCTGCCCTACGTAGATCAGATTAGGATTGCTGATCTTGTCCTTGTTGGCATTGTAAATTTTCGTGTACTGTGCACCGTTGCCGTAATACTTCTTTGCGATAGTCCACAGGCAGTCACCGCTTTTTACGGTGTAGGTCTTTGCGGTCGGCTTACCGGAAGTTTCACGCGGTGTTTCGGTTTTCAGCGTTGATTTGCTGCTGTTATCGGGCTTCGTAACCGTTACTTTCTTCGTCGCATAGTCAATATACTGTTTCAGATTTATGCTTACAGTTACGTCAAAGCCGTCTGTAGCGTCCTCTGATACCGTGTAATCTTCAAGGCTTACTTTTATGTTCGTATCGTAAAGCTTGTCACCTGACGGCGATACGCGGCTTACGATGAAGCGAAACGGCTTCTTTCCCGTCACGTAGCTTTCAAGGATGCCTAAGTAATAATCCGGCTGGTGATATTCCGATGCGAAAGAATACTGCTCAAGCATCGGCAGCAGCATTTCAAAGCTGATTTCCGTTAAGCCGGGCGAACGAAGAAAATTAATATCTCCCTCGTTCACCAGCGTCAGTGTTTTATTGTTGCCCTTGATTTTAACGGACAGCTTCGACGGGGTAACAGGCAACTGCATATCATCGAAAAAGAAACTATACATTATGCGTGTACCCCCTCTGCCGCGACGGTAAGGGCTTCGGCAAAGCCGTCAGTCAGGACGCGCAGAACACCGTCTAAATCCATGTCCGATGATATTCTGTTCGTCATACCCGTCATGTCGATTTTTACCTCTGCCGTTGTGAAACGGTTGATTGCTTCCTGCTCGGCGAGATCGCGCAGATACTTCAAATCTTCGCTTGTGTTTTTCAGCGAAGATGCCGCGCTGCCTGTATTCTCCGCAGTGGCTTCTGTGTTGGCTGCCGCCTGCCCTAATAAGCCTCCTATGCTATCGCCCAAGCCGGTTATTTTGTTTGAAATACCTTCGCCGAAATTATAGCCGGATTTATATGCATCGCTTGCCCAGCCTGAGCCAAAAGCGTCGAATGTGTTAAAGCCCGTTTTAAACGCATCTGCAACACTTTTGTATTCTTTCATGCTGCCTTTCGCTTCTGCTGCGTTTTTTGCGTAAGTACTTGCTTTGCTTGTTAGTCCATCAACATCTATACTTACAAACGGCAATTTGTTTAGTGCACCAGCTATTTTACTGATAACATCCATAACAGTAGATAGCAAATCCCAAAATAGCACTTTTACACCGGCAATAGTATTGTTAAATGCCGCGCCGATGTTATACACACACGCAAGAAATGCACTTGCAATTCCCAGCGCAACATTAGCGGCCATTAAGCCAGCATTCTTTACAGCAGCTACAGCAACGTTTATTCCGCCGCATATAACGCCAATAGCAGAAATGGACGTACCTTTAACGCGATTGATTATTCCGATTACAGCCGCTATCAGTGCAATCAACGCTATAATGCCGATGATAATAAGCGCTACCGGATTAAGAGCCAGCACAGCATTTAATACAGCCTGCGCAGCTGCCCATGCTTTTGTTGCCGTGGTAACTATAGCCGTCCACATCGCCGCACCCTTTGTCGCTATCAGCCATACGCCGACAGCAGCCGCGATGCCTAATACAATCGGCGCAATGATCGGCCAGTTATTAGCTACAAACTGCGCTATTGCACTGATGAGCTTGAATATCGGCGTTAAAACGCGCAATATAACATTCGATGCAACCGTCCATATCTGCGACCATGTATACGGCATTTTACTGAATTTTTTATCTATTTCGTTCGCGCTTGCAAGCATCGCCTTTTTTACAACATCGGCGCTTATTTGCCCATCTGCTGCCATGCTGCGGATTTTGCCTAACGGAACATCAAGATAGTCGGCTACAGTCTGAATTATCTGCGGTGCTTGTTCAAATACGCTGTTGAGTTCTTCGCCGCGTAAAACACCGGATGACATAGCCTGTGTTAACTGCAAAGTCGCTGCCTTTTGCCCCTCCGCTGATGTGTTACTAATAACGAACAACTTATTAACGCTTTCCGAAAAACGTAACAATTCTTCAGCATTGGCAAATGCGCCCTTTGCACCTACACCGGCGTTTGTGCCCATGTTGGTAACGAAATTGGCAGTATCCAAATATCCGGCGCGTGAACGGTTAGCAAGTGAATAGATCGCGTCATTCATCTGGCTTGCCGCCG